GATCTGCCTCGTGCAGTCGATCCGACTCCAGCTCAGTGATGGCGCAGGGCGCCGCGTCGTGGACAATCCAAAGCCGCAGACCCGCGCACCGGTTGGCCCGCGCCCTCCTCCTCCTCCTCCGCCACCGCGCAAACGCGCGCCGGTCTGCTGTCACGTGCACAGCACCCGCTGGGGCAAACCGCGAAAGAGGTGACCGATGCCCGCACCGACCGATGCTGAGCTGCTCGAGCGCTTCCGGTATCACGCACCGACGAAAGAGGCGGTCGTGCGTCACGATGCAGTCAACGAGGCGTGCTACGAGCTCGCCAAGCTCATCCGCAATCTCGTGCCGTTCTCGCGTGAGCAGGCGCTTGCGCTCACCGAGCTCGAGGCTGTGCGCTTTCGCGCGAATCAAGGAATCGCGATGCATCACGACTCGCTCGACCCCGAGCCGTGAACGGCTTTGTTGCGGATCTGAGCCGCACGGTCGACTCAGAGGTTGCCGTAGGCATGGGGCAAGTAGAGCCCCCGTGGTGCGCCATCTGTAGGAGGCCCGTGAAGCGCTTCTCGATCGAGCGCAATTCTGCATTGCGCATCACGCGCTACCGCGCGGATTGTCACCGCGAATCGGTGAGCTTCGAGATCTCCGACTTGAAATTATGCAGTTTGCCGCGCGGACATCTGACAGACGCGTTCGGAGCGGAGCCCATGCGATGGGCGATAGACTGTGACTGGTTCGATGGCTCGGGCTCTACCGTGCTCGGTGCGCTCGCAGAGGGCTGCTACGACGTTTTTGCGATCGAGCAGGACGAGGGCTCGGTGGACACCGCACTGCGCCGTGCGCAGCGCTACGACCCGCTATTTCACGATGTGCCGATCGGCCGAAAGGAAGCTCATGGGCCTGTTTGAACGACTCATCGGCCGGCTCGCCGAGGGCGAGGCGCGCATTCCCGTCATGTCCTTCGGCTCTGCGATGCGCGAGCTGATCCGCGGCAAGCTCACACCCGCGCAGCTGCACGCTATGTTCGGCATGAGCGCATCCGAACAGTCCGAGCTGTCTACGCTCATCGGCTGGGCGCAGACGCTCGCGAATGCTGCCGCGCGCGAGCAACTCGCCAGCGTGATCGAAGACATTGCCGGCATCGGCGAGCTGCTGGTGAACGATGGTGTAGTCATGACCGGCAATCCGCAGATCACAATCGCGAACGTCGAGGCTGGTCCCGATACCATCACGCGCAGCGCAGGCAGCTTCGCCGCAGACGGATTCGCAGCCGGCCAGAGCTTTCGCCTAGTCACCGTGCCGGGCGCCTCGGGCCCCAATAACGGGATCTACCGCATAGCGGGCGGCACCACGACCCGCATCGATGTGACGGGCGACCTGCTGACGAACGAGGTGGTAGCGAGCGGTGCGGTGCTCGAGCGCGTGCTCTACGGCACGGGCCCAGAAGCGACCGCGCGCGTCATCGTGGCGGTCAACGAGCTCGGCGGGACTGCGCCCTAACACCTTCCTCCGCCGTGCCGCGTTCGAGATGCTCGCGCCATGCCTCGAACAGCAGCTCGCAGAGCAGCTCGGCAAAATCAAGCGCGCCAAACATCGCGCGGGTCTGGATCGGCTGAGCGGCGTTCTGGTGTCGGATCATGGTGCGGGCTCCCGTGTCTGTGTACCCATCCTATCGGCCGATCACGGCAGAACATTATCGATCGGTCGATAGCGCAGCAATAGGCAACGGGGGGGCAGCGTGGCGGTAACCGTGATCGGCAACGCCGAGGCCACGTCCGGCAGCTCCGAGGTCACCTCGCTCGCGGTGTCGGTGCCCACGCACGCAGACGGGGACCTGCTCGTAGCGCTCATCGCGCAGGGGGAGAACGAAGACGGCGTAACGGACCATCACAAGGACTGGACCCGGCAGCCCGGCGGGCGCTACATCTCGGGCGGCTCACCTCCGAGCGTGCCCGAGCTGCTGATCCAGACGCGCATCGCGAGCAGCGAGCCGGCCTCGTATACCTGGACGTGCTCGACCTCTTCGCTGATGGTCGGACAGATCATCGCGATTCGCGGCTACGACCCGGACTCGGGCGTGCACGGCATTGCGCAGATTGCCGAGAATCCGCAAGGCTCGGGCGACCCTGTATCCCCGTCCGTCACGACGGTCTACTCGAATGAGGCGATCTTGCGCGTCGCGCTGATCGACGACGATGAGGTACCGGGTACCGAATCGAACATCGCACCCGGCAGCACGACGTTTATTCAGGCCACGATGAGCAACGGCGGGACGTTCGGCGCGGACGTCTCGCTGGCGAGCGCAATCGAGATCCAGGCATCGCCGGGTGCATCCGCCACGCGCACGTGGAATCCGAACTCGAGCGAAGAGAACAACGGCATCTCGATTCGGATTCCCGAGGCGCGTATCTCGGTCTCGAGCGTCACGGCATCGCCGCAGGCAGCCGATACCTGGATCGCGCAGGGTGCCAGCACGGTCGCAGCGGGCAGCCTGTTTGGGGCCACGCAGGGCGCAGGAACGGTAGAGCTCGCCAGCAGCTCCAACTACGCGGCTGCGACGAAAGTGACGCAGACCGTCACGTCATGGTCCGCCTCGTCCATCACCTTCACCGCGAATCGCGGTGCGATCGCGCAAGGGCGGATGTACGTATTCGTCACCGACAACGGCGGGAATCGCAGTGCAGCGAAACGCGTGATCGTGGTGGATACGCGGCCGCGCGTGGCTGCGGTGCACAGGCGCGTGGCGCTCAACACATCGACCGGGCTGCAGACCATCACGGCCACGAACAACACGCTCGGTGGACGTACGCCCAAAGGCGTGCTCGTGCTGGGCATCACACGGACCGGCACCGCGGGAGGATTGACCGATAATCTATCGGTCTGCAGAGGCTTTGCGAGCGCTACCGGACCCGCGCAGGCGGCCTGCGCTATGCGCTCCGTAGACGCAGTGGGTACGACGCAGGTGCACAGCCGCGGGGCTAGCGATGAGCTGATCATGCTGCTGCAGACCGGCAGCGGCACGGCCGGCGCGGTCGCGGTCGAGGCGAACCTCGATGCGTTCGTGCCCGATGGGATCCGTATCAACATCGGCGCAACGAACGGTGTGGCGTACCTCGTCGACTTCCTGTTTTTCGCAGGCGAAGAGCTCGAGATCCAGGCAGGGATCGCGACCGTGCCAGGGCGCGGGAACGTGTCTTCGGTCGCGCTCTCGATCGGCGACCCGGACGTGCTGTTCATGGCCGGCGCCGGAGGTCAGCTGAACGACTCGGCAATCACAGGTGCGAGCTATACGTTCGGCGGTGCACGGCTGCGCACGCGGCTGGGCGCGGCCACCGAGCAGGCAATGCTCTGTCACACGATCCCGAGTGGCGTGACGACGACGGCACCCGTCAGCGCCGCAGACAGCGGCTTTGTGGCCGGCGTGAGCTCAGCCAGCGGTGCGCAATGGAAAGTCAAAGCAGAGCCCGAGCGCGATGCGGGATTCCGCCTGGTCAACCATCAGGACACGCCCGGCACCGTCCAGGTCGCCTATCTCGCCATTCGCTGGCCGGGTGCGCGCACCGAATTCGGCTTTGTGTCCAGCCCGACGGGGACCGGAATCGTCGACCGCAACATCGGCTGGAGGCCGCACTGCATCCTGTTCGGAGGCTCTCGCGTGCAAACCGTCGGGACGCTCGAGCAGGACGTCGATGCGGGCCCGCAGTCGCTCAGCTACGTAGCGGCGAACGACCGCGAGCCTGCAGTGATCGGCTGCGTGCAGGTCAACTCCGAAGACGGTCAGAGCACGTCGAACGAACAGCAGGAGCATCTGCTGCAGCACGTGCTGCGCTGCCGCACAGTGTCGACCGACCTCGGCGCGCTGATGGTCAATTACTCGGACACGGGCTATGCCATTTCCTGGCAATTCGTCCTTGCAGCCGGCCGCGCGCAGCTGCACTGCGTGATCGAGAACGTCTCGGGCGCGCTGCTGGCGCAGGTGCACGGCGAGACGGTCGAGCTGGATGAGACGCGGCTCGCCGCACGCGAGCTCTCGCGCCAGCGCAGCGAGGAGCTCAGCCCAGACGAGACGCGCGCCGGCGTGCGTGCACTGATCCGCCAGATCAGCGAGGCGGTCGATGTGGCCGAGAGCATCGCGCGCGCGAGCGGACTGATTCGCGCTGCAGGCGACGCGGTGACGCTCGCCGAGGTGCCCGGGCGTGCGCGCACGATGGCGCGGACCCGGGACGGATCCGTCACGGCCGAGCAGGACGTGCTCCGCGTGCGCACGATGGCGCGGCTGGCGGGCGAGAGCATCACAGCCGACGAGACGTCTGCGCGCATGCGCGCGCTCTCGCGCGCGGTCGATGAGCCAGAGCAGATCGCCGAGGACGTGGCGCACATTCGCGCCATCTGCAAAGCGGTCAGCGAAGCGCTGGAGCTCGGCGAGACACTCGCCCGCATCCGCGCACTCGCCAGAGCGGTCAGCGAGTCGCAGAGCATCTCAGAGAGCGCCGTGCGCGCCCGCGCGCTCGCCAGAGCGGTCCAGGAGCTCGAGCAGCTCGCACAGACGCACGCCGCAGCGCGGACGCTGATCCGGTCCATATCCGAGCTCGTGCAGCTCACCGAGAGCGCAGCCAAGTTGCGCGGCCTGGTGCGCGCCGTCGACGAGACGGAACGAATACTCGAGGACGTCGTCCAGGCCGGCGTCGCGAAGATTGTGCAAGTCATCGACGAGGCGCTGCAGCTGCTCGAAGACTCGGTCAGCGTACGTGGCCTCGTCCGCGTGCTCGCCGACGTGATCGAGAGCAGCGAGGGCGCAGTGCGCGCGCTGGGACTCGTCCGGGCGCACGGTGAGCTCGTGCAGGTCGCGCAAACGCTCGCCGCGATCCGCGGACTGGTGCGTGCGACCGATGAGCTCGAAAATGCGCTCGAGGACGCGGAGCGCGTGCGGACGCTTGCCCGCGCGGTCGATGAGACAGAGCGGCTGGCCCAGAGCGTGGCGCGCATGTTCGCGCTTGTGCGCGTGGCCGACGAGGCGCTACAGGTGCTGGGGAGCGCACTGCAGGTGCGCGGCCTGGTGCGCGCGGCCGACGAGGCGCTGCAGCTTTCTGAGTCGACGAGCCGGGTGCGCGGGCTGCTTCGCTTCAGGGATGAGCAGCTCTCGGTCGCCGAAACGATCGCTCGGCTGCGGAGCGCCGTCCGCGCTATCGATGAGCTCGTGCAGCTCGCCGACGCGCAGGTGCGTGCCCGCACGCTCGCACGGGCGCTCTCGGAAGTCGTGCAAGTGCTTGAATCTGCTGATCTTTTGCGCGGTCGCATGCGCCAGCACAGCGAGCCGGTCCAGATCGTAGAGCAGGCGCTGCGCGTCACCGGGCTGCGCAAGGCGGTCAGCGAGACGGTGCAGCTCGCTGAGACGCTCGCCCGGCGGGTCGGCTTGATTCGGGCCGTGGGCGCCCTGGTGACGCTGATAGAGGGCGCTGTGCGCACTCGCACGCTCGCACGTCTATCGGATGAGCTCGTGCAGCGGGGCGAGAGCACGCGGGCCCCAAGGGACCTCAGCCGAGCGGTTTCGGCGCTCGTGCAGCTCACTGAGAGCGCGCGGCACGCGCTGGGGCTGCTCAAGAGCGTCGATGAGGCAGAGCAGCTGCCCGAGAGCGCCACACACAGCCGCGGACTGCTGCGCGCCGTCACGCACGCCGTCCAGATCGTGCACAGCAGTGCGCACGCGCTCGGGCTCGTCCGCATCGCCGAGGACCTGGTCCGGTCGATCGAAGTCGCCACACGCAGCCGCGCGCTCGCGCGCGTGCACACCGAGCTCGAGAGCCTGCTCGACGAGGCGGTCCGCGTGCGCGGCATCGTCCGCGTCGCCGAGGACCTGGTGAGCGTGCTCGAGAGTCAGCTGGACGCGCTCGGCACGGTCGGCAAGCTCATCGGACGCGCGATCATCCGAGCCGCCGTCTCAGCGTCCGCGATCTTCGGCGCTGGCACCGTGTCCGGCCGTGTGCGCATGGGGCAGAGTGCGGTGCGCGGCACTGTCCGCATCGATGAACCGTGAAAAAGCGAGGGCTGTAATATGTTTGGCGTCTTCGGAAGCTTGCTGCTGCTCCTGATCGCATTCGCTGCGGGCGGCTTCGTAACGCTAGTCGTACTGCTCGCGGTCTCAAACGTGCTGCAGGAGCGCGCTGCGAAGCCCGGGCGCAGCGGCGCGAACTCGCGCGAGCCCGTCAAGGAACACGTCAGCGCAGTGCTCAGAGACATTCCGAGCGGCAGCGCCCGCTCTATCCACTAGACGCCGGAGGATTTGCACCGATGCTCATCAGATCAGCAGTAGACGGACTCGAGGGCGTGCTGCGCAGCCGTGCGGGCCTATGGTTCCGCCGCTTCGACGCGCTCCAGCCGCGACACAGAAACGTCTTCGCGGTGCTGCACAGGCCCAGCGGCTTGCTCGTCATCCCTGCGTCGAACATCGTCACCGACCTCGGGGATCAATACTACGCCGAGCAGGGTGCGGGCGAGACGCCGACGAATTTCGGAACGCCCATCATGGAATTGGCGACGGCTGGGACGCCCGGCAAGACAGCCGATCGGTCCGATTTCACCGTCGTCACCGCGACGCAGAAAGCGATCGACGGATCGTATCCGCAGACCGACGACGGAGATGCCGACAATTCGGGCACGACCGGCATCGACGTGGTGACCTGGCGCACGAGCTGGACGCAGGGCGACTTCACGCAGGCCGGGATCACGCACGGCACGATCACGAACACCTCTCCGGGCGCTTCCGAGCCGCTGCTCACGGGCTACGCATTCGCCGCGTCGTTCGACAAGACGGCCGACGATACGCTCAAGGTGTTCGTAAATCACGAGATGCTGGGCGTATAAATGGCGGAGTCGGTGGGCGGATCCAATGAGGCTATGCGAGAGCGCTCAGGGTCCGTCTCATCGTCAGACCCGCTCGTTGCGCTGCTCTATTGGCTCATGCGCGACGGACATCTCTCACCCGGAAAGGTCGAATCTGTGCTTCTCAAGCTGACGCCCGGGATGGAATATCAATATACCAATGGATGGCTCGCGGAGTACGCCAAGGACATCGCGGAGCGGGTGAGGTAGCTATGGCATGCAACGCACTCGTCAACGGCATCACGCTCACCGAGTGCGGTAGCATGGCGTTCAACTCCGATGCGCTGTTCCAGTTTCTCGATGCGCTGAACGAGGCGGACACACCTCCGAGCGAGGTGACGGGTGCCACGGTGACCGTCTCGTTCACAGACCACGGCACGGGTCTGCCGATTTTGGGACCCGTGCCGATGCCCGAGGTCAGTCCGCCGTCGAACGATTACCAGACCAGCGTCTTTATCGACGCTGCGAACGGCTTCGCGGCCGGGCAGATCGTGCTCGTCACGATCGACTTTGACGGCGGACCAGGGCTCAAAGCGCAGCGCTCATCGGTGCTTCCCGTAGTTGCGTAGCGAGCTCCTCGAGCAGCTCATCGATGAGCCGGACGATGCGGTGCGCACGCTGCTCACCGACCTGGGCGAGCAGGAGCAGCGCGAAATCGCCGCGAGTCTGTTCGACTGGGAGGGCGAATTTGCACGCCCCGAGCAGTGCGAGCCCGAAGGGCCCTGGTTCATTTGGGCGCTAAACGCAGGCCGCGGATTTGGGAAGACCCGGACGGGCGCAGAGTGGATTCGTAAAGAGGCGCTGCGCGCGCCTGGACGCCGAGGCGGCATCATCGCGCGCACCGCGGCCGACATCCGCGACGTCATGATCGAGGGGCCCTCCGGCATCCTGGCGTGCTGCGCGCCCTGGGAGATGCCCAAATACGAGCCCAGCAACCGCCGGCTGATCTTCCCGAACGGCTCGAAAGTGCTGTGCCGTTCGGCCGAGAAACCCGACTCGATCCGCGGTCCGGAGTTTGAATTCGCATGGGCGGACGAGCTCGCATCCTGGGTCCGGCTGCGCGCGTCATGGGATAACCTGATGTATACGCTGCGCGCGGGCCCAAAGCCGCGTCTGTGCATCACCACGACCCCGAGGCCGCTGCGCTTCCTGAAGGAGCTGTACGCGCGTGATCACACTGTGGTCACGGGCGGCTCGACGTACGACAACCAGCGCAATCTCGCACCCTCGTTTTTCGATGAGGTGATCGAGAAGAACGCAGGGACGACCAAAGGCCAACAGGAGATCTTTGCCAAGATTCTCGACGAGGCCGACGGCGCGCTCTGGGGCCGCAAGCTCTTCGACGATCACCGACTGGGCGCGGGCGAAGTGACGCCGGACCTTGACCGCATCGTCGTCGCGGTCGATCCCAACACCACGACCGGCGAGGATGCGGACGAGGTTGGCATCGTGGCGGCGGGCCGTTCCTGGCACCGAAACGCGCGCGGCAAGCTCACCTCGCATTTCTACGTGCTGCAGGATGAGAGCGGCGACATGGGTCCGCTCCAGTGGTCGCACAAGGTGCTCGACGTGTTCGATGCACAGAGCGCCGACCGCATCGTCGGCGAGGTCAACAACGGCGGCGAGCTCGTCGAGATCACCCTGCGCACCGTCCGCGAGGAATTCCCCTACAAGGCTGTGAACGCATCGCGCGGCAAGGCGATCCGGGCCGAGCCGATCGTCGGGCTCTACGAGCAGGGACGGGTGCACCACGTCGGATATTTCACCGACCTGGAGGATCAATGCTGCAATTTTGTGCCGGGACAGTCGGACTACTCGCCCGGCCGGCTCGATGCTCTGGTGTGGGCGATCACCGAGCTGATGGGCAGTAAACTCGACGAGGTGCAGAGCGTGAGCGGTATTGGCAAGGCCGACCGCAGTTCACCCTGGGGGGCAATGTAGTGGCCACAGACGACAGTGTGCTGAAGCTCCTGCCGGGAGCGGACCGCACCGACCCGCTCGAAGCACTCGGAGTCTCTGGGCTCGAGCAGCACGGCGGAATGATTCATGAGGAGTTCTTGCCCGAGCTGCGCGGCAAGCGCGGAATCAAAGTGCTCAAGCAGATGCGCGACAACGACCCGGTCATCGGCGCGCTGCTGTTCGCGATCGAGATGCTCATCCGGCAAGTAGACTGGAGCGTAGAGCCGGCGAGCGAGTCGCCACGAGACGTCGATATCGCCGAATTCGTCGAGAGCTGCCTCTTCGACATGCATGACACGTGGGACGATACGCTCTCCGAGATTCTCTCGATGCTCTGGGCTGGCTTCGCACCGATCGAGGAGGTCTACAAACGCAGGAGCGGCCGCAACATCGACCCGGCGCTCGGATCCAAACACCGAGACGGGCGCATCGGCTGGAAGCGGCTCGCGCTGCGCGCGCAGGAAACCATCGAGCGGTGGCTGTTCGACGAGCACGGCGACGTGATCGGGCTGCATCAACAGGCGCTGCCGGATTTCCGCATCCGCGTCATCCCGATTCAGCGGCTGCTGCTGTTTCGTCCGAGCGCGCACAAAGGCAATCCAGAAGGGCGCAGCATCCTGCGCAACGCCTACCGGCCCTGGTACATGAAAACCAAAATCGAGACGATCGAGGCAATCGGCGTCGACCGCGACCTGACCGGCCTGCCGATGGCGCTCGTGCCGCCCAAGCTGCTAAACCCGAACTGCACAGACGAGCAGCGCGCACTGCGCAGGGAAATCGAGCAGATCGTGACGAACATTCGCCGCGATGAAAAAGAGGGCATCGTATTTCCGCTGGCATACGACGAGAAGGGCAACCAGACCTACAAAATCGAGCTGCTCACAACCGGCGGACAGCGGCAGTTCGACACCGACGCGATCATCAATCGCTACGACCGCCGCATTGTGGGCACCGTGCTCGCCGATTTCCTGATGCTGGGGCAGGCGGGGCAGACCGGATCATTCGCGCTCGCTGAGAGCAAGACTGAGCTGTTTGCGGTGGCCATCGGGGCGTTTCTCGAGGCGATCGTCGAGCAGTTCAACCGCTTCGCGATCCCACGGCTGCTCGAGCTGAACGCGTTCGTAGCCGATGAGACGCCGACGCTGGCGCACGGCGACATCGAAAGCGTATCGATCGAGAAGCTGGGAGCGTACGTCGCGCAGCTCACGAACGCCGGAATCGACCTCACGGGACCGGCCACGCAGCGCCACCTGCGCCAGCAGGCGGGCCTGCCGGACGAGGATCCGTCCGAGCTGCCGCTGCCGCCTTTGCCCGGGCCGCAGCCGCCCAAGCCGCCGGCTACGACCGATGACCTCTCCGACTAGCCGCGCGAGCGTACAGCTGGGCAGTCCAGCCAGCCGGCCGCAGGCGAGCAGGCCGGCACGCGGACCAGCCGGCCGATCCGGCGAGACGATGGGCGCGCAGTGCGCGGGATACCTGGCGCAAGCGGCCTGCAGACGCTGCGGCGGACAGACGCCGCATCTGGTGCTGCGCCGCTCCCTCGAATGCAAACGCTGCCTGACGCTGCGCGCACGGCGGCCGGGCGATCCGGACCCACTCTAGGGAGAGCCTGCATGTTTCGATTCGCGGCTGCGAAATCCCGCAGGCGCGGGCCGATCGCCAAGGTAAGCCGCAAGGAACGGCAGGCGAACCGCGAGCTGCGCGAGGCGCTCGCAGCGAAGTTTGAGCGCGAGTATCTCGAGATCATCGAGCGCGGACGCTTCGACGTAACCGAGGAGCTGCTCGGGCGCATCCTCACAGGCACGGTGCTGGGCGTGCCCGAGGAAGGGCTGGCGTCGATCCAGGCGGACATTGCGACCGCGCTGTCGAATCAATTTCGCGAAGCGATCGATGGCGGTGCACGGCTGGGGCTGCGCTTCTCGGGTGCGCCCTCGATCGATATCGACCCCAGTCTGATCACCGACATCGCCGAGCGGTTCATCCGCGGGCAGGGCGGCCAGCGCATCGTGGGGATCAACGCCGAGACCCGCAAAGCCGTGAACCAGATCGTCGCGGACAGTCTGACGCAGGGCTTTTCGCCGACGCAGGCCGCGCGCGACATCGGGCAGAAAGTAGGTCTCACACGCCAGCAGGCCAAAGCGCTCGCGCGCTTCGAGGAGCGCATCACCGCGCAGCGCATCGTCAGCGAGCAGGCGGATACCGCGCTCGCGCGCGAGGCGATCGCCGAAGACGTGGAGAACTACCGCAATCGGCTGCTGCGCCAGCGCGGGCGCAACATCGCCGAGAACGAGACGCAGGTCGCGATCCAGCACGGCGAGCGCGGTTTTTGGGAGCAGGCCGCAGCGAGCAATCAAGTCGACACGTCGCTGCTCTATAAGACGTGGTTCACCGTCCTGGATGACCGTGTGTGCCCCATCTGCGAGCCTCTGCACGGCGTGACGATCCGGTTCAACGACAGCTTTTCGAGCCGCGGCTTCGTCGGACTCAGTCCGCCCGGGCATGTTTCGTGTCGATGTTTCCTGGAGTATGGCGACGACCCGGACCCGTCGGGCAGCGACGAGAGCCGATCGGGAACCATACCGGGGACCAGGCCGCCAGGTAGAGGCGGCGCGGCAGTGCCGCTGTTCCTGATCGGTGCTGCGCTCGCCGGCGCGGCCGCTGCGCTCGGCCGTGGCCTCGTGCCAGACCTACAAGATGATTCTGGCGCCACGATTCTGCCGTTCCCGAGCTTGCCCGGCTCTGGGCAGCCGGGACCGTTCCGCGTGCCCATCGCTGCACGCCGCAAGAAACGTTCGCGCCCGCACTGGCGCACTACCTCACCGAAGAAAGGGCGTTGAGAGATGGCCGGAGAGCTACAGCACCGCGTCGAAATCGAGAAGCTGGACGCGGAGCGCCGCATCGTATTCGGTTGGGGCTACGTATCGAACGATGAGAGCGGTGCGCAGGTCATCGATCACAGCGGGCAGGCCGTCTCGATCGCCGACATCGAGAAAGCCGCAGAGGGCTTCATGCTCGAGTCGCGTATCGGCGGGCAGATGCACAAACGCTCAGCTGGCGAGGTCTGCCACTCGATCGTCATCACAGACGAGATCGCGCAGGCGCTCGGAATCGTATCGAAGAAACGCGGATGGTTCATCGGATTCAAAGTCACCGATGACGATGCATGGGAGGGCGTGAAGTCGCGCAGGTTCCGGGCGTTCTCAATCGGTGGCAGTGCACGAAAGGAATCAGTCGATGCCGCTGCCTAGGGAATGGCTCCGCGACGTAGTGATCGATGAGGTGTCTCTGGTCGATGAGGGCGACAATCCGCCCGCGCTCATCTCGCTGTTCAAGCGCGCCCGGTCTGGCGAGGTCGGCGAGGTCGCACAGCGCGTGCGAGATCTACTGCGCGCGCGCGAGTCGGCCGAGCAGATCGAGAAGCGGCTTTTTGACGAGATCCGCCAGGATCGCATGGGCGACCAGATCGTCGAAGTGATCAGATCGCGGATCGATGATCTCAGCCACTCGGTCTGGACGATCCTATTCGTCGAGCAGGGCGACCAGGGCCCGGCCGAGGACCGCATCCGCGAGACGATCGGCCAATTCGTCGGCAGCATCGATACGGATCTGGCCGCCATCATGGCTGGCCGCATCGTCAAGCGCATGGGCGGGCTGTTCCGTCCGGACGTGCACGAAGTAGCAAGCACGCTCGCAGCGCTGTTTCAATTCCAACCGCCGGACAAGTCGACCGGCTCAACGCAGGAGGGTCACAGGATGGATCTCAGCAAGCTGAGCCCAGAGGATCGCGCGGCCGTCGAAGCCGCAGTCAAAAAGAGCGAAGAGCAGAGCGCACAGATCGCCACGCTCACCGCAGACATTGCGAAGCTGAAGGGCACCAAAGACGAGCCCAAGAAGCTCGACCCGCTCGAGGGTCTGCCCGAGGCGATCAGGAAGAGCGTTGAGCCGCTGCTCAAAGCCGCACACGATCGCGCAGATAGAGCCGAGGCGCAGGCCAAGGCGATGCTCGCAGACGTCTCGGTGCTCAAGGCCAGCGCCGCGCGCGCAGCGTTCGCAAAGTCTGTAGGCGACCTCGAGGGCATGCCCGAGCCTCGCGAAGCGCTGATCGAGAAGCTGTGGAAAATCGAAGACGAGAGCGTGCGCGCAGAGCTCGTCAAGAGCTTCGAGGCGCAGGCTGCTGCCATCCGGCGCAGCGGCGGGCTGTTCGATGAGCTCGGCACCGCACTGGGCGATGCGGCACCAGAGGGCGACGCCGCGTACATGGAAATTTGCAAACTCGCCGAGGCGATGCACGAGAAGAATCCAGCCATGAGCATCGAGAAGTGCCGCGTGCAGGTCATGCGTGACAATCCCGATCTGTATGAGGACTACAGGGACGAGCAGAACGTCAACTAGCGCGGACTGAGTCCCGCTTCACTCAAACTTCGGCGATGCGCCGATATTGGAGGTTTTCACTATGGCTTTTCAGACTCCCGGTGATCTGCACAGCATCGACGCTGCCGGGGACTTAAGCGGTGCGCAGTTTCGTTTTCTCGCGGTCGACGGCAACGGGCGCGCGGTGCTGGCGGGTGCTGGCGTGGCGGTGATCGGTGTGGCGCAGGACAACAACGCAAGCGCGATTGACCGAGCGGTGGCGTATATGTCCGACGGAGTCTCTAAGGTCGTCTTCGGCGACGCCGTGGCGGTCTGCGCCGAGGTGACATCGGCTGCGACCGGACGCGCAGGCGATGTGT